CCCGCCACTTCGGGCACCAGCACGCCGTTGAGCGTGATCTTGTCCTCGCCCGGGCCGGTGAATTGCAGCGCATCGCGCGCGCCGAAGCGGGCGGAGGCGGCCCAGTTCCAACTCATCCGCCGCTCCAGCTCCTGATAGGAGAGGCCATCGGTGGCGAAGATGAACATGCCGATGGAGAGGAGGCGGTCGCTACTCATCGTAATAAGCTCCGCGCCGGGCGGCGGCGATGCGGCGTTCCAGCTCGCGGATTATCCGCTCGATGAATGCTTCGATGTCTTCGCCGGGCCGCTGGTGAATTTCGATCTTGCCGATATGGACGCCGCTTGCAGACAGGCTGCCGCTCGCTCCAGCAGCTCCGTTGGCCGCCGCCGGAGCGGCGCCCAGCGCCACGGCACCGGCAACTGCCGTGGCCATCCGCCCTACCGAGCGCACCGGCCGGGCTGCGCCCTGATCGACGCCGCGCGCCAGCCCTTCGGTGAGATGGCCGCCCATCTGCATGAACAGGCGGGAAGGGGACTTGATGCCGAAGAAGCTCTTGAAGGCGTTGATCCCGGTTTTCGCGATATCGAGCAGGCGGTTGCGCAGCCCGAAGGGATCGAGGCCGTTCAGCAGCCCGGCCATGATCTGCTTGCCCATGGCCAGCATCCGGCCGGGCAGGGCGGCGAGGAAGTCAATCCCCGCGCCGAAGGCTGCCTTGATCCCATCCCAATGGCGAATGACGAAGGCCACGGCCACGCCGATGGGGCCGAACAAATAGGGGAAGCGCATGAAGGTGGATTTGATCCAGTTCCAGGCGGCGGAGAGGTTCGCCAGCCCGGCATTGAATGCCGCCTTGATCGTGTCCCAATTCCGGTAGATCAGATAGCCCGCCACGGCGATGCCGCCCGCGATGAGCATGATGGCGAGGATGATGGGGTTCCCAAGAAGATAGAGACCAGCGCGGAAGACGCCCTTGGCCATGAATAGGGCGGCCGTCCTGAATATTGTGAAGGCGCGGGCGGCCTTCGGAAAGGCCGCCGCGACCGAAGCGGCCGCCTTCCACTTCTTATACATTCCCCATGCGCTGGCGGCAGGCTTCAGGATGCTGCCGAAGGCGAACTGCAGGCCGCCCAGACCGATCTTTGCGGCGCCGGCGCCAGCCACAAGATAGAGCAGCCCGGTGGTGAGCTGAGGATTTGCCTGGGCGAAGTTGCCGACGCCTTCGGCCATGCCGCCCAGGATCCCCAGGAACTCGCTCGCGACCGGCAGGAGCTTGGTTCCCATTACCAGCGCAGTGGACGTCATCTGACCCGTGAACTTGTTCCAGGCGATCATGCCGTCGTTCATTTCGCGCTGGCTGAAGGCGCCCGTTACCGTGCCATCCGCCGTAGCGATCTCCGCTCGCATTTTGCGATAATCGTCGAGATTCTGGATCAGCGCGGTCACCGCCATGCGGGCCTGCTTATCGCCGAAGACCTGGCCGATGTTTTCCATATTGCCCTTGGTCACCTTATTGGTGAGTTCGGCAATCGCCTCGAGCGGTGTCTTACCCTCGGCATAGGCGCGCTTCATCGCGGCGGGTAGATCCACGCTAAATTGCTTGTCGAAGGCGCGAATGGTGGCGGGCGCATAGATCTTGGACATCAGGTCGCCCACATTGGTGGCGGCCTCGTCCGCCGATCCGGTTGCGCGGCGGGCGATCTGCAGCGCGGCGGTGAGGTCCGCGACTGCGGCAGTACCCTGCTGGCCGAGCGTCTGCGCCTGGGCCGTCAGCGAGGGAAACCACTTGGCCATGTCCTTGATCTCGAAGGCACCGGCATTCCCGCCAGCGGCCATGATGTCGAAGGCCTTGCCCGTCTCGCTGGCGGCGAGCTTCAGATTGTTGATGTTGGCGTAGGCAGCGGCGGCGCCGTCCGCCAGCTCGACCTTAAAGGCTGTGCCGAGCTGGCCGATCGGTGTCGCCAGCTTCACGGCATCGCGCGGGTCCATGCCGAAGCCGGAAAGGACGTCCACCGCCGCGCGCATATTCTCGGGCAGCTGATAGGTGGCGCGGGCGACGGAGAGGATGTTGCCGCGCATCCGGATCATCTCGCCATTGGTGAGGTTGGCCTTCTGCTGAAGGTCCACCATGCCGCTGGAGAATTGCATCGCCTCCCGCGCAGAGAGGATGATCGGCGCCATCATTCCGGCGCCCTGCATCATGTTGGACTGCCCGGCCGCCTGCAGGCTGTCGCCCTGGGCGTGCATCCGCGCAACCTTGTTGTCGATCTGGATAAATCGCTGGCGCTTCTCCAGCTCGCGATTGGTGGTGGCCATCGCCTTCACCAGCTCGCGTTCAGCCATGACCAGGCCGCCCTGCATGCTGCCGCTGGCGAGGCGGCCGCGAACGTCCTGCAGTTGCTTGTCCAGTTCGCGCGCCTCGCGCTTCAGCCCGGCCAGCTCTTGCGTGCCCGACTTCCCCAGCCCGATGATGTTCTTCATCGAGCCGGAGAGCTTGTCGAGCGCATTGAAACGGATTGTGAGAGCTAGCCTTTTATCCATGGCGAAAGCACTGCCTTGAGGTTGGTCTCGTATCGATCGACCGCGAGGCGCTGCCACATGGCCAGTTCTTCCAGGTCCATCTCGCGCAGGTCAGCCAGCGGCCAATGGAACAGGAAGGCTACGTCCGCGATCAGCTGTTCGGAGTCTCCTGCTCGATCTGGCCAAGCACCTTGGCCAGCATCTCCTTGTCCGCCGATGTGTAGAAAAAACCCGAGATCGCCCCTCCCAGCGAGAGCAGGTCGGCCGGGTCCATTTCTTCCACTTCATGCGGCAGCAGCGGGGGCACCGTGATGCGCGGGATCAGCGCGATCATGGTGTTGACCTCGCCCTGCTGGATGGCTTGCAGGGTCAGCCCGCGCAGTTCCTTGGCCTTGGGCTTGCGCACGTCGATACTGGCGATCACCTGGGTGCCGCGGCGGATCGGCTCCTGCAGGGGAACGTGCTCCAGCACCGGCGCCTTTTCAGGTTGGGCTTGGAGATCAGTCTGGGGCTGATTGGGATCGGGGGTTTCCATCGCGGCTTTCCTTTTTTTGTCGGCCTATCCCCCGGATCACGTCCGGGGTGCTTGAGGCCGGGGCTCGCGGCTTTGGGATCTCCGCCGGACGGGAAGCCGCGAAGCCCCGCCCGGCGAAGAGGGTCAGCCGCCGATGGCGGCGCGGATCTCTGCGTAGCGATCGACGCCATTCACGCGGTAGATGCCGGCGATCATGTCGATCTCGAGCAGTTCGCGCCCGTCGACGATCAGTTTGTAATAGGTGAGGACGGTCTTCACCTTCTTCTCGGTGTCGTCGCCCGGTTTCCAAGTGCCGAAGTCCAGCTCCTGGTGACGGCCGCGCATCACCAGCTCGACCGAGGAGACGGCGCCGGTGTCTTCCGCCTGGAAGGCGCCCAGCGCGCGGATCAACACGCCATCGATCTGGCTAATGCCCATCTGGCCCACGACCTGGCTGGAAAAGCCGCCGATGGTCCATTCGAACTCCAGCGCCTCGAGCCCGTGGTCGATCTTCACGGCACCCAGCATGCCGCCGCCGCGCCAGTCTTCCATCGCATGGCTGATCTTGGGCGGGGTCAGCTCGGCAATCTGGCCGAGATATTCGCTGCCCTCGTTAAAGAGGTTCAGGTTCTTGAGCTTGCGGGGAAACATGGCGGAATCCTTTCGTCAGTGGGGCTGGGTCAGCGGCAGGCGGTCAGCCCGCGACGATGTCCGCGAAGCTGGCGTAGTAGCTGTCGGTGATGCGCTGGTTGACCTCGAGTCCTTCCAGCGGGGCGGCGGGGGTGAAGTCGAAGTCGATCTTCAGCTGCCCGGCGGCGAGCTGGCTTTCCTCATTGAGGGCGGGATCGTACCAGGCGCGGGCGCCGATGATCATTCCCTGCCCGGTCAGCAGGCGGAAGCGGGCGTTGATCGTCTCGAGGATGTCCTTCACCAGCACCTTGGTGAGCGGCTTGTCGATTGCCCAGGTAAGGCCCACGCCGATCTCATCCTTCAGCACCTGCGCAGTGCGGGTGGCGCTTTCGAAGGCGAAGAGCGGCTCGCTGGAAAGAGTGCGGTTGCCCCAGAAACGATAGCCTTCGTGCCGGATCAGGGTAGTGATCTTGGCATCGTTCAGCAGCTTGGCATCGGTATCGCCGCCCAGAATGTCGAAGCTGATATCGCGATCCAGCCCGGTGACGCCGGCGACGGCGACGTTGGAGATCGTCTTGTGCCAGCCAATGTCCTGATCGATCTTTGCGCGAAGGCCCAGCGCGCGGGCCACGGTGTCGCCCTCGAAATCGGCGGCAAAGCGCGGCCAGAGGAGCATCAGCTCGCGCTGGCCGAACTCCCCGGCATAAGTGATAGCCTCGGCCACATCGTCGCCCTGGCACTGGGCATAGACCATGGCGCGCAGCTGCTCGGCAATCGGCAGCAGCTCGGCCACCACCGCCTGGCTATCCAGCCCCGGCGCGCCCAGAATGCGGGGGCGAATGCCCAGCTTCGCCTGAGCGGCAAGGAAGGCCTGCATCCCGGTGTAGAGGTTGTCGGAGGTTACGGTGCCGATCAGCTTCTCTTCCTGATCCTCGGCGGCGGTGGGGGCATCTTCGCCCACGCCCGCAACGCCTTCCGCCACGCGCACCACGATCACGTAGGGGCTGCACTGATCGGCAATCGCCTCGAGCGAGGGCTTCAGCGTGCCGCCAGTGCCCGCCTGGCCAATGGCCTTGCGGATATCGGACACCAGCACGGGCGTATCGAGCGGGAAGGCTTCGTCCAGCGCAGTGGCGGCAGCGCCCGCCGTCGCCGTCGCGGTGCAGAGCAGGCCGATGATGGCAGTGGAGGCGGGATTGATCGGCCTGGTGCCGGTGACCACCTCGTTGACCTTGACGCCGTGGAACATGGGAAACTCCTGGATAGGTTCAGGTGACGGGAACCGGCGAGACGCCGCCCGCGCGGATGGGGATGGAAAGGACGATGCGCTCATTCGCGGCGGGCAAATCGGTCCGCTCGCCCTCGATCGTGATAACGGCCTGGCCGGGCTGGCCTTCGACTGGAGCGAGGCCGACCTTCTGGACGCGAATGCGCGGCTCCCAGCGGCGGATGGCAAAGGCCGTGGCGGCATAGGTCAGCAGGCGGGTGGCACCATTGAGCGGCTGATCGAGCAGTTCGAACAGCATCGATCCATAATCGCGGCGCTCCACCCTTGTGCCGATGGGCGTGGTGAGGATGTCACCGATGGATTGCGCCAGGTGCTGCTCACTGGCGATGGCTTTACCCGTGTTGCGATCGAGGCCGATCATAGCGGCGGCCCGGAACTGCCAGCGCCGGAAGTGACGCCGGTGTGGGTGTGGCTCGAGAGGCGCTTGCCTGCGCCGATCACGTCGCCAGCACTGACCTCGCCCTGGACATCGGCACCGCCCTGGACCGAAAGGTCCGCTTCGGTCGCGATGTTGCCGGAAACATCGAGCTTGCCCTCGATCGAGACGTCGCCCTTGATGCTTACTCCGCCATCGGCCTCGATCCGGGCGGTGGCGCCGGCGGGCAGGGTGATGTCGTAATGGTGAGCCTCGGGATCGTAACCGATCTCAGCCCCATCGCCGAAGCGGATGAATTCCCGCGCGCCATTGCCGGGGGCAGGGAAGCTATCGGAATAGAGCGCGCCGAAGGGAATGGCCTGGGCAATGTCGCCATCAGGGCAGAAGAGCAGCACCTGCTCGCCCAGGCTGGGCGGGCTCCAGACGATGGTTTCACCGGCGCGGATCACACCCCACTGGATCAAGGCGGTGGAGACGGGGCCTTCTTCCGGGTCGCCGAACTCGACCTCGCAAAGGCCGGTGGTCAGGTCTACGCCCGCGATAGTGCCCACGCGCAGGATTTGCGACGGGTCGGAAACATGATCGGAAACAGGGCGCTGCATGGCCACGATGCCAAGCGCAAATGCGGTGGGGAGGCGAGAGGAGGCCCTCGTTAGCGCGCGCGCAACGAGGGCCAGCCCGAAATTGTCACGGCTTCAGATCAGCCGCAGGGGTAAACTCATCCCCATGAAAGCGCCCGCCCTCGCCAAAGTCACGAGCGGCCAGGGCGTTGATCGAGTTCAGCATCGCCAGCCCCTTGGCAGTGACATTCGCGCCGGGAGCGTCAGAGAAATCCAGCACGTCGAGCTGGGCGCGATAGATGATCCCGGAACACGCCTTGTTGTAATTGACCGTATCCCACGAACCCATCGCGCCGACATTGGCCAAGGCGCGTTGAAACGCTCCATTGAGCGTGGCCGACCTCGTGCCGCGCCAGCCTTTTGCCGCTGCGCACATCACTCCCGGAGCATCGAGCGCGATGAAATCCTGCCGGATGCCGATCCAGTTTTCACGCGCTGCATCGGGCGGAGCCCCTTCCCCCCGCTGCAGCTGCACGATGTAGCTGCCGGTCTGGCCGCTCGTGGCCGCCATGTGGCCCCAGCTCTGGGGGTTCGTATTGGGGCCGCCATATTCGCGCGTCTTGCGCACCCACAGGCTGAGCATCACCGAATAATTCTCACCCGCCCCGCAATTGGCAGCCAGCCAATTCCCAAGGGCCTGGCTCATGCAGAGCGCGAAGTTCGACTGCGCATTCTGCGCGCCCGCCTGGGTGCTGGCGATGTGAATGCCGCCCTTCGAGGTAATCTCGCCAGTGGTGAAGCCATTCCCCATGGTGTTGTAGGCTTCGACATCACATTGGCTGGCGGTAAGGCCCGAGACGGCGGATGCGCGATCGCGCATGAGATTGGGGAGCATGACGCCATTGGCGGGCACGCTTTCCAGTTCTGCAAAGCCCGCGTCCCACAGGAACACTGTGCTGTCCCACACGCCTTCGTAAGGCTGCAGTTTCCCGAAAGGCGAGGTGCTGGCCGCACCCGCAAGCTGAAGTGCCGATCCGGTCATTTGGTCAAATCCATCCAAGTTCGCGCAAGCGCTGGTCGATGTAGAAAGCTTCCTGTCCGTAACCGGCATCGTTCATGTGGGTGACGTCGGTCGGGAAGTTCGTGAGGAAGCTGGGCGGAAGACTGCCATTTGCGATCTTCGCATCGTCACCGGCAGTTGGAGTGATTCCGGCCCGCGCCAGCGCCGCGTAGCTGGAGAGATATTCCAGCGAATTGACGAAGCGGCGGCCGTAACGGTTGAGCATGGCCGAATGGATGCTGGCGCGGGCGGCAAGGGTTGAGGTGGTGAAGCCGATAACGAGAAAGCGCCGCACCGGCCGGGTCTGGCTGTTCACGATGGAATCGATCATCGCGAGCAGCTGCTCGGTATCGGCATAGCCACCGTTCTGGCCGATCTTCACGATCAGGATGTCCCCGCGCCGATTGGCGTAGGCATCGGTCACGATCGGGGCGGGGAAAGGCACTGGCACCGCAGCGCCATTGGCCAGGCGCGTGAAGGTGTAGACCCCGCCGCTCAGGCTGAGAATGCCGGAAACGCCTGCGATTGTGCAGGGATTGATGCCCGCAGCGCCTTGCAGAAGCGGGGCAACGGCTTCGCCGTCCACGCTCTTGAGCGTGACGGCAACGCCGCCGCTCTCCGGAATGGCTCCCCCGGACACCGTCGCGATCCACGGCCAGGTGCCGAAGCGCCCGGCGATGGTGCGCGCGGTTTCCCCGCCCACCCCAAGATTGTGCACGGTGCGGCCGGTGAACGTGGCCAGCGCGGCCGGATAAGAGGTAGTCGCACCCGCGCCCGCAGTGAGGCTGTCCCCCGGACAGGCAATGTCCGGCCCG